TAGGCCGGACGGATTGTCGGGCAATCAGGACCCCGGTCCCGGCCACACCAATTCGGGATTGGCGGCGGCCCACCTGTGAAAGGAGTTCATCGGCACGCTGTCGAGGAAATTCCCGCGCAGCTGACGCGGCGCGCTCGCGCCGCCGGTCGAGAGCCAGCCCCACAAATTATCGATGCTCCCGCGCCACAGGTTCGGCACGATGGCGGCTCTGCCGCGCAGGTGGACCCACTGGGGATTTACACCGGGACCCGTCGCCAAGGGCGGTAACGAGCCGACCGTCTGCGGTACCGGGTCCACTGTGCCGGTTTGATCGATCAGCCAGGAGAGCACTTGGTTGTCCCACATATCGCACCAAGCGCCGGCAGGATCGTATTCGATCGACACGATGAGATCGCCGTGCCATGTCGAAACGGGGACAATTGTCGGCGTAGTGACTGGCGGGGCTTGCGGGTCGCCCGTCTCTCGGGTCTCTCGGGATTGCATCGGGTTTCCTCCTTATCCGGCGAACTGCCATAGCCTGTAGCTGCCCATGATCGAGAACCCGATCGTCGACAGGATGCCCTCGACGTCGCCGCGGTTTTCGTAGAGCGCGGCGGTCACCATGAGGATCGCGTGCACGATCGGCTGCGGCACGTCCCCCGGGTCGTCGCCATAGCCCGCGGTGTAGGTCATCTGCATTGAATAGGCCGGGATCATCGGCACCAGCGGTGCCTTGAGCATGATTTGCGCGGGCTCGACGTCGAGGTTGAGCACGTAGCTGTCGGGGTCCGCGGGTTGCAGGTCGTCGACCTGTCCCCAGAGCACTTGGCTGACATTCTGGCACGGTGCGCGCGGGATCGAGATCGGCTTGCGGATCACCGGCGGCCAGTTGAGCGGGAAGACGATCAGCGATTGCGGCACGAGCGGCGACGCCGTGGGCGGCGGCGAATTGGTGATCGAGAACATGAGCTCCTGAGTGATAAGTGCCCGATTTAGCCAGTTCTCGACGAGGACGCGCGCGGTCGTCTGGTACATCGTCAGCAGATTGTCGTCGTAGTCCGAGTCGACGCGGCAATGCTGCTTCACGGTGTCGAGGTCGATCGGCTCGTTGTCCGGCGGCGTGACGATCCGCAGCGACGCGAACATTAGAGATCGACGACCTCGTCCTCATCGCCGCGACCCTGGCGCAACGGGATTTGACCGGGCGGGCGCATGGCCCAGTCGCAGCCCTCCGGGGCGTCCGCGCCGGCTGGTGCGATGTTCACCCGCTCGGCATAGCCGCGATCGACCAGCCGCCCCGCCATGCGCGACGGGAACGACGCGACATCGCCGCGGAAATAGTTGCTCCATGCTCGAAGGAACCGGACCGCGAGACGCGGCCCGGCATTCGTGGCGAAGGGTTGCCCGACCGGGGCGAACGGGCTGCGGACCGTGTTCATCGCGCAGCCCCGGCACGGCTACCGCCGCTGCCGCCGCTTCCGCTACCGCCGCTGCGGGTCGGTGGTGGTGGCGGATCGCCCGGCTCATCAGTGGGGATCGGACCACCGCCTGACAGCGGGTACGGCCCGCCGCCCGGATTTGCTGTGAGCGTGCCGGCGAAGGCCGACGAGCCCACGGTCGCGGGATTGTAGATCGTCGGCGGCGGGTCGGCGTTCGTCGCGCTGGCGGGCCAGGCCGCAGGGGCGTGCGCCCAATGCGGGTTGAGCGGCTGGGTCGAATACGGCGCACCGGGCACGCCCGGCAGACCGGCAAACATCCAATCGGTCGTGGTGCCCACCGCGAGCGACTGGAGGTGACGCATGTTCATGTCGTGCTCGGTGATCACCCGGAACAACGATTGATCACGCTGGAAGGTCGAGACCACCTTGCCATCCGTGCCGTAGTAGGCGGCGACGTCCGAGGCATCGACCATGACATTGAGCGTGTCGCCGATCACCACATCGGCCATGTCGAGCAGGTAGAACTCGGACCCGTTGCCGGTCCCCAGGTTTGTCGGGATTTGCTGCGAGGTGAGGAACGGGAACCCGTCAAGCGTCCCGTTCGCGATCTCGTCCTTGTAGTAGAACCCGCCGACACTGTCGCGGCGGGTGCGAATGTATTCGATCAGCGTCGGGGCCATGAACCACGTCGGCTTGATCATCCGCGACATGCCGTTGACGAGGATCAGCTTCATCGACGCGAGCGCGTTCACCACGATGTTGAGGTCGTCACCGGGCGCGGGTGTCGCGCCGAGCGCCGGCACCACCAAGAGGTTCGCGGGGAGCACCAGCGAGCGGAAGCCCACCGGTCCCTTGTTGGTGCCATCGCTTCGAAGAAACTGGATGTCCTCCTTTCGCGCGATGCCCTGCACCAAGTCGTCACGGACGATCGCCTCGACACCGATCGGCGCGCGGCGGATGAGGTCATTGCTGACCGGCACCATCGCCGTGAGCTTTTTTGCGATCAGGTTCACGTCGTCGAACAGTTCCTCGGTGACCGAGATGTCATCGAGCTCGCCCTGATACGACGCCGTCGACCCGGCGGCGAGGCGGGGGATCGTCAGGTTGCCCATCGGCATCTGCACCGCCATCGGCCCTGCAGCGCGGACCACGACGTTGGCGCGGAGCAATTCGATCAGTTCCGCCATGAAGTCTTGCGGGATCAGCGCCCCGCCTTCCGCAACGACCATCGTGTTGAGCGCGCGGGTCACGACGTCGTCGTGAAAGCGGTTGTCGAGAAATTCGATCGCCTTTTCGGTCCCGTACCATTTGCGGTGAAGGATGCCGATCATGAAGCGCGCGACGCGGTAGCCCCGCTGCGAGCCGCCATAGGGGCTGCGCTTGGGCGTCGCCCACACGCGAGCGCCCCCGCGGGCGATGATCCCGGTCGTCGACGAGATGCCCCGGCGATTGCGGGCGCGGATGCGGCGCAGGCGCTTTTCCTCGTCCTCGTCGTCGTCCGGCTTGTCGTCGTCGTCTTCCTCGTCGTCGTCCTCGGCCTTGTTCTCGTCGTCGTCTTCCTCGTCGTCGCTGTCCCCGTTGTCGGGCGCAGCCGCCTTGATGGCGCGCTCGCAGCGATCGATGCGGCCTTCGAGCGCTTCCAGTTCTTTGATGAGCGCATCGGCGGCGGCTTTGTCCGCATCGGACAGCGGCGACTCGTCGGTGTCCTTTGCCAAGAGCGCCTCAAGCTCGGTGCGTTTGGTGGTCCGTGCCCGCTGCAATTCGTGGAGCTTGTCGCGAATCTTCATCGTCCATACTCCCTCGGGAAAACGCCCAACAGGGCGGCGCGGGCGCGGCGCCGATAACGGTCAAAGCTGATGAGCTGCACCGGGGCCGGCACGATGACCGGCGCGCTGTCGTTGTTGCGGCCACCCGGCTCGATGTCCGGCGGGGCGCTGTCGATCAGCGCCTCCGGATTGCTTGGCACGCACACGATCGAGAGCTCGACGAGCTCCTGTTCGTGAAAGTCGATGCCGGGAAACCAGCTTTCGGCCCCGCGATCCGGGTCGTCGGTGAAGTCCCAGGACTTCGGGCGAAAGCCCACCGACGTTGCGTTGAGATAGCCATCGCCGGCGAGGCGGCAGACCACATCCGCGAGATCGCTCGCCGCCCCGTAGCCACCGGGGAGAAACGACACCGTCGCGTGAAGCCGGCGATCGTCGCGGCCAATGTCGCAGACCCTGCCGATCGGCAGTTCGTCGGCACGGTGTGCCCACAGCACGACCGGGTTGCGCTGGAAATGGGCGAGGTCCCAGCCCTTGACGTCGATCATGTCTTGATCGCGATCGACCGCGCCGGTGCTGATGGTGAAACCGAGGGTGCCGCTGTTCAGCTTCTCGACGGTTTCGAGGCTGTGCTTGCGGACGCCGGCGACGATCGACGCATCCTTGCCGCGCATCGGCTGGCCGGTCGGCGATGTTTTGACGTGGAAGGATTTGAACGTGTCGATGCTGACGAGCTTCACCGCCGCGCTCCTTGGTCGATTTCGTCCCAGCGTTTGGTGAAGGCGTGCGGGTGCAGCTTTCGCCAGAGGCGCTGATATTCGGCGTGGCAGGCGGCGCACCACGCCTGCCCCTTACGCGCCGGTTTTGCTCGGCATTTCGAGCAATGTTTCACGTGCGACACCTTCATTCCTCGTCCCCTCCGTCGCCGTCGCCCTCGCCGCCCGACGACGGCAGCGGCGGATCGGTCTCGCCCGGCTTCGCGGTGATGATGTATTGGTCCCCGTCGGGGATCGGGTTGAGGCTCTCGAACGCGCGCACCTCGTTGCGGCTCAAGAACCCCTGGCCGAGGCCGATCCCATACGCCTGATAGCGCCGGATCTGATCGCCCCGGAGTAGCCCGGTAAAATCGAAGTGCGTGCCGTACATGTCGCGCTCATCCTCAAACAGCAATTGATCGTCCATCAGCCCCTCTAGCTGATCGGTCGGGGGGCCGAGGCAGTCGTCGATATAGGCTTGCTGCTGCTGCTCGATGTTGTTGAAGGTCGCGCGCCCGTATTCGGCGAGCTTGTGCGGCGGAACGCGGTACATCCGGCAGATGTCGAGCACTTGGAATTGGCGGGTGTTGTGCGTCACTAGCCCGTTCGTGACGTGAGTATGTGTGCCCTCGATTTCGATGCCATAGTTCTCACCTTCGCCGAGAGCTTCAATCCTCGTGATCTCGTCGTAATACCAGTTAAACGGTCCGTACCTAGAACCGCCGTGATTTACGAGTTTGGCGAGGCGGGTTGATTTGGCCGAATGATACGGTTTCAGCACGGCGGCGGCTCGCGACAGCATCGCTCGACCACAAA